CAATACACCCCGACCCAAGTAGGCGTCGGGGCCACTTTTGCAAACTGGAAGAGAGACAGCTTCAGAGCCAGCACGCCGAGCGCCAATTACGGCGACGAGCAGCTGCTGAACTACATGGAGTGGAACACGTTCCGAAACCTCTACCAGTACGCCAACATGCGCAACACAACTGCGCGCCCGGTCGTGGTGACCATCGTGCCTCCCAGCAAGAACCTGGGCCTTGGCGCGATCCCTGATCAGCAGTACGTGATCGTCGGCGAGTATTATCGCAAGCCCACCGAATTCACCACCGCCACAGAAGAGCCTGATCTGCCGCCTCGTTTCCACCTGATGATCGTGTATCGAGCGATGATGTTCTACGCCGGGTACGAGTCCGCCCCAGAGGTGTACCAGCGAGGCGAACTGGAATTCAAACGGCTGATGAGCCGGCTCGAGATCGATCTGCTTCCAGACATAATCAGCGGGCCGCCGCTGGCTTGAGGAGAGAAACATGTCCACCCTGCCGACGATGCCTCGGGTGCAGTACGACCTGATCCGCTTGCGCGGTGGCCTGGACCAAGTCACGCCCACGCTGTCTCTGCCGCCAGGGTTCGTCCGGCGGTCAGCCAACTTCGAAGCGTCCATCACCGGGGGTTACACCCGGATCGCCGGTTACGAGCGATTCGATGGGCATCCCCGGCCCTCTGACGCGGTCTACGACGTTTTTGATTGCGCCCTTACTGGGGTGGTCGCTGTCGGCGATACGATCACCGGGCTGACCTCTGGCGAGACGGCGGTGGTGATTGCGATCGATGGTGAGAACCTGATCGTCACAAAAGAGAGCGGCGATTTCACAGACGGCGAGTCTCTCCAGGTGTCGGCTGTCACGGTCGGTACGCTGACCAGCCAGATCGGCATTGTCGCCGACGGCTTGACCGACGCGACCTATCGCAACTTGGCAGCTGACGAGTACCGTGGCGACATCGCTTCGGTGCCAGGGTCCGGGCCTGTGCGCGGGGTCTTCCTGTACAACGGTGTCGTGTACGCGTTTCGAAACAACGTCGGCGGCACCGCCCTGGGCATGTACGCCTCGAGCGGAAGCGGGTGGACCGCTGTGACCTTTGGCTTTGAGCTGGGGTTCAACACCGGCACAGCGGAGATCTTCGTCGGCAACACGGTCACAGGCGCGACCAGCGGTGCCACCGGTGTGGTGGCCAGAGTTGTCATTGAGTCTGGAGGCTGGGCGACCAGCAACGCCGCTGGCCGGCTGATCCTGAGCTCCAAGACCGGCACCTTCCAGGCGGCCGAGAATCTGCAGGTGAGCGCAGCGACCAAGGCGGTCGCCACCGGCGCAGCCACCGCCATCACACTGGCCCCAGACGGCCGTGTGGAGACCGTGATCGGCAACATCGGCGGAGGGGTGGCCAACTATCGAGCCTACAGCTGCGATGGCAAGAATCGCGCGTGGGAGTTCGACGGCACGAACCTGGTGCCGATCAACACCGGCATGCCTGACGACAAACCGCAGCACGTCGCCGTGCACCGCCAGCACTTGTTCCTGTCATTCGGCGCATCGCTGCAGTTCTCCGGCCTGGGGCTGCCGTTTCAATGGGCGCCCATCCTTGGCGCTGGCGAGATCGCGATGAACGCGACGATCACCAACTTGCTGCCACTGCCAGGCGATCAGTCCAGCGGCGCGCTAGCGGTCTACACCCGGCGCGATACCTCGGTGCTGTACGGCACCACCTCTGCCAACTTCGCGCTGGCCACCTTCAACACCGGCACCGGTGCGGTGGCCTATACGGCGCAGACGATGGACCAGGCATACGTGCTCGACGATCGAGGCGTGATTAGCTTGGGCACGAGTCTGAATTTCGGTAACTTCGTGCCGGCGTCTCTGACGATGAACATCCGGCCGTTCATGCAGCCGCGCATAAATCTCGCCACAGCCAGCACGGTGAATCGTGAGAAGGGCCAGTATCGGATCTTCTTCAGCGACGGCTATGGGGTTTACCTGACAATTTTGAACGGTAATTTGCTTGGCGCTATGCCGATGCAGTTCACCCACGTCATCAACTGCGCATTCGAAGGTGAAGACAACTCAGGAACGGCAAGAATGTTCTTGGGCAGCACAAACGGATACGTGTACGAACTAGACCGTGGCACAAGTTTCGATGGCGATCCTATCCCTGCTTCAATTGGACTTCCGTTCAACAGCACCAACTCTCCGCGAATACTGAAAAGGTACAGAAAAGCCAGCGTAGAAGTGACTGGCGATGCTTACGCGGAGTTTCAGTTCGGGTATGATTTAGGCTATCGAAGCACGTATTTCACGCAAGACAGCGACTCTTCGCACACAAACGACTTGCGAGCCAGTTACTGGGACGAGTGGACATGGGACGAGTTCGTTTGGGACGGTTCCGACATCGCGCCGTCTGAAGTTGAAGTTCGAGGCACCGCTGAAAACATGGCGATTCGAATCTCAACTGTATCGGACATTCTCGAACCTTTTACCGTCAACAGCATCATCGTGCACTACACTTTCCGCCGAGGCCTGAGATGACAAACAGCTATTACAACGGAGGCAACGTACCGGCCCCAAATGCGCCAGGCGCATCGGTTGCTATCCGTAATGAGTTCAGCCTTATCACCCAGGCTTTCGACAAGCTGCCTACTTTGACTGGTGTTGGCTTGGCCGGCGACATCTTGATCGTCAACCCGACAGGCGACGGGATCACCACCGCAGCGGTGCTGTCGACGGTAAACATCAACGGCGTTCAGATCAACGCGACTTCGATTGGAGCAACAACCCCCAGCACGGGAGCGTTTACGTCGCTGTCTTCCACCTTGGGCTACACCGGCAACGTCACCGGCAACGTGACCTCCACCGGGGCGTCATCGTTTTCATCCGCTACGATCACCGGCGGCACAATCAACAACGTTCCTATCGGCGCCACGACTGCCCAAACGGTCCGGGGTACGACGATCACGGCGACCGTAGGATTCAGTGGGGCTTTGACCGGCAACGTCACAGGCAACGTCACAGGCAACGTCACAGGGGATCTGTTGGGCAACGTGACCGGCAACGTGACCGGCAACGTGACCGGCAACGTCACTGCCACCAGTGGCACCTCGACTTTCAACAACGTGACGATCAACGGCACGCTGGACATGAACAGCGGATCTGCCGGCACCATCACGGGCCTGGCGACGCCGGTCAATGACAGCGACGCAGCCAACAAGCTGTACGTCGACAACTCTGTGCAAGGCCTGGACGCCAAGGCTTCTTGCCGCGCGGCCACCACTGCAAACATCACTCTGAGCGGCGCCCAGACGATCGACGGCGTGGCGGTGACTGCCGGCCAGCGCGTGCTGGTGAAAGACCAGAGCACGTCTTCGCAAAACGGCATTTACATTGCCGACGCTGGATCTTGGACGAGAGCTCCCGATGCGAACACTTGGGATGAGCTGGTCCACGCTTTCACTTTCGTAGAAAGCGGCACAGCCAACGGCAACAACGGGTACGTCTGCACGGTGGCGCCTGGCGGAACGCTGGGCAGCACGGCGGTGACGTGGGTGCAGTTCAGCGGGGCGGGCCAGGTTATCGCTGGCACAGGCATGTCCAAGACAGGCAACACGCTGAATGTGAACACCGCTTCGGCGTCCAGAATTGTTGTCGGCGCGGACGAGATCGATCTGGCTGCAAGCGGGATCACACCTGGCACGTACAAGTCGCTCACCATTGACGCCTATGGCCGCGCCACTGGCGGGACCAACCCGACGACCTTGTCTGGGTTCGGCATTACCGATGCGTACACCATCACGCAGATCGACGCTCTTTTCGGCAGCACCACCTCGGCAGCGGCCTCTGCTGCAGCCGCAGCGGCCTCTGCTGCAGCGGCGTTGGCCAGCGAAGGCGCAGCGGCTTCCAGCGCCAGCAATGCGTCCTCCAGTGCGAGCGCAGCGGCCACCTCGGCCAACAACGCAGAAACGGCGTGGGACCAGTTTGATGACAGGTACCTGGGGGCGAAAAGCTCGCCGCCCAGCGTCGACAACGATGGCAACCCGTTGGTCACCGGGGCGCTGTATTTCGACACAACAGCCAACGAGATGCGCGTCTGGAATGGCTCGTCGTGGGTGGCCGCCGGATCTGCTGTGAACGGCACATCGTCCAGGCAGGTCTACACGGCCACTGGGGGCCAAACAACTTTTGCGATTGTCTATGACGTGGGCTTTGTCGACGTTTATCTGAACGGCGTCAAGCAGATTGTCGGGGTAGATTTCACGGCTACCAGCGGCACCAACATTGTTTTCAGCTCTGGCCTGATCGCTGGGGACACGGTGGACATCGTTGCATACGGCGCTTTCAACGTGGCCAACACGTACACCCAGGCGCAAACAGATTCGCTCCTTGCTGCCAAGCTGTCTTTGTCCGGCGGCACGATGACCGGAGACATCACTTTCTCTGGTACGCAACTGGTGCCCGTCGCCAACGGCGGCACCGGAGCCACGACGCTTGCTGGCGCAAACATTCCTGTTACGACTGCTGCAAATACATTTACCAACACGCAAACATTCAGCGGATCAACCAGCGCACTCGGAATCGTGCTTTCTGACGCGGCTGAAACTGCCACTGTATCGGCTACTGCTGCAACAGGCACGATCAACTACGACATCACGACTCAATCTGTTCTGTACTACACTTCAAACGCTTCTGCCAACTGGACGGTAAATTTCAGGGCTTCCAGCGGAACTA